ATAACTATAGGAGATTGCATTGAGAATGTCATTGAACAACTAGAACAAGAACTTAAACATAGAATAGAGGAGATATAGAGTGCCTAAGTTATCAAGAAATAGGACAGGGGATATATCTGAACTACAAGTTGCTACTCACTACCTAGAAAATGGGTATGAAGTATTTAGAAATATGTGTAGTACAGGATTAATAGATTTAGTAGTCATTTGTCCTAATACAAAACAGGTTCTCTTATATGATGTAAAGACAATGACTGAATATAAGAGAGCAGATAATCTAGTAAATATATACGCTAACCCTACATCAGAAGAACAAAGAAAGTTTGGTGTGGAAACAGTAGCTTTACACAAAGATAAAATATATACAAACCCAATTAGAATAAAGGAGAGATACAATGAAGATACATAGAGTAATTCAAATGCTAGGAGCAACAACTAGCACAGGTAAATTAGCAGATGATATGTATGCCTTGGGTCACAAGGATTACTATTCAGAAGCAGAGGATAAATACATACCTATATCACATATGGACTTTCAACATATGGTCAGAGCATTTGTTAAACAGAATGACGACCTTTTGTTTTGGGATGATACACAAGAGGGTAAGTCTGCTGAACTAGTCACACAGAATCAAGATTTAGTTAATGCTAACAAGAACTTAGGTAATAGAATAGATGTGATACTAAAAGAGAATGAGGAAGTGCATCTAGAAACCCAACGTCTTGTTCAACAACTTGAGCATGATGAACATCAAGTGGGTAAGTATGATGACCTAACCAAAGTAAATGCTGAGTTAAGGTTTCAGATAGAACAAGTGGACAGAAACCAAACTGTATCTAAGGAAGCCTATGACATAGCATGGGATAACAATAAGGCACTTAAAAAACAAGTTGCTCATTGGAAGAAACTTGCAGAAGATAACTTCATATCATCTGTTAATGATAGCGAGACTTCTGGTACATGGAAAAATAGGTATGAGAAAGAAGTAGAGAAGTCAGACTTTTGGCATAGGGCATATGTAGAGAGGTGTACATCTAGTACAGGTCATAACTATGTATTTAGTGAGATACCTAATGATTGTGATGGTCAACAGTTCACAGACAGTCTAAAGAAGTACCTCAACAAAGATACATATAAGATGCGTGTTAGAGGTCAGTACCTTAAAGATGAGGTCAAGGAGAATGGGGGTTGGAGAAAGTATGAGAGAGGTCAACCCATTGAACAATCCAAGTGTCTTAGAGTTTACCTTGACAAAAAGTAATCTATATATATGGAGAACTAATCCTAACATGTTAGTTCCCTATTATCTCATGCACTCATACATCTACTATCAGATGGGTGAATCAATCATAAGTGACTATGACTATGATGATATGTGTACAGAACTAAGAGACAAGTGGGAGAGCATAACACATTATCATAAACACTTAGTAGATGTTACTGCATTAGGTGCTGGTACAGGGTATCAACTTAAATATAACAAACGCATTGAAAATGCAGCGGTATTATTGTATAAACAACATAGAGGAGAATGAATATGGCAGAGATTAATTTAACAAGTACAGAAAAGTTAGTACCCTTATCGCCTGAGCTAACTAAATTATGGCAGGTAAGAAATGGACTTCAGTTACTATATGGTAATGAGG